GTTACTTGAAAAAGTATTCAAACACCTGAACAATCACATTGAGCCAAAGAGTCATTATGGGGTTTTGTTTGGGCAAGATAGAGGAACCTGCCCTGAATGTGGATCAGATGAAATTGTTGTAAGTATGAGAAGAACAACAGCATCGGGGGTTAAAAAGATTCAATATCAATGTAATACCTGTCATAAATTTCATTCTAAAACCGACAAATAATATGTTACCTAAAAAAATAAATAAAATGAGCATTGAAGAACAGGAAGTGTATTTGATTAAGAAAATGCAGGAGTTATACAGGAAAGAGGAAATATACAGGAGGGCATTGGCAAAGGTGCGAGGTAATCATAAAATAGATTTGTCAGATTTAGAAAGACCCGATTTAATGGAAATGAAAGATGACGTTGCTGCTTAGAAAAGGAAAGCCAAAGATCAGGATTAAATACCGTAAGCTTGGAAAAGAAAAGGCTTGGGGTATTGCCCATTCTGATGGTCTGATCGAAATTGATCCTTCGATCAAATCCCGTAAGCATTTAGAGATTGTCATCCATGAAGTATTTCACATATTATTTCCGGAAGCAACAGAACAAGAGGTTGTAGAAAAATCAATAACATTAACTAAAATTTTATGGTCCGAGCATTACAGAAGAATAGAGCCTGAAGTGCATGAACCTTTACAAGATGGTACGAAATGAAGCAGCACACTAAAATTTACATGAAATATTTTGGATATGGAATCGAAGATTTTATTGGCTGTGAAGTATGCGGTAATAAAGCTGTTGACATTCACCACATTGATTGTCGGGGTATGGGTGGCAGCAAAGATAAAGACACGATCGAAAACCTGATGGCAATGTGCAGAATGTGCCATGAGAAGTATGGGGATAAAAGAGAATATACAGAATTACTAAAACAAACACATCACAGATTTATAGAAATTTATGGCAAAATGTACTGACAAAGAATTCTTGCAAACAGAATTACAAATGGGGATCAGCTTAGACAATCCACAGTTTTTAGATTTAGGCAGAAACACAATTGCACAGGTAAATGGTTATGGAAATATCATTTTAGATTTCGGTTGCGGAGTAGGTGCATACAGCAAGGCTGCCTTAGATGCCGGATTAGATGTTTATGCTTATGAAAAGTTTAAAGCACACAGAGATTATTTAAAAGAAAACTTACCTGCTTTGCGAGTGGTAACAAAGCTTGAACAGCTTAAAACTAAATATAACTTAAACAGACTTGATATCTTAATGTTTATTGAAACAGCAGAACATATGACTGATGATGAAATAAGAGCAATGTTTCAACATATAAACCCAATATGGATTTTATTTAGTAGCACAAGTCAGAAAACAGATAATGATGAGGCATGGGGGCATATTAATGTAAAAGAACAATCAGAATGGGATTCTTTCTTTCTTGATTTAGGTTACAGAATACACAAACATTTATCATTGCCAACAGCATGGAGTAAAATATATCAATTGATATGAAAAAAGGATCACAGGATAAAATAAAAGTTACCTTTGGTAAACGAAAGAAAGGCAAAGCACAAAAATCATTCAATAAACATGACAGAAAAGAACGAACATACAGGGGACAAGGTAGGTAGACCCACAAAGTACAAAGAGGAATACTGCAATAAGCTGATTGAGCATATGGCAGAGGGTTATTCCTTTGATTCTTTTGCAGGAATTGTGGAGGTTCACATTGATACTTTGTACGAATGGGCGAAGGTGCACAAAGAATTTTCCGATGCCAAACATATAGGAACTGCAAAATCAATGGCATGGTGGGAAAAAATTGGGCGAATGGGTATGGTCAATGAGATACCATTTTTCAATGATAGGATATGGAGGCTGAACATGATCAACAGATTCAGAGCTCAATGGTCAGATGGTACAAAGAATGAAAACAACGATAAAGTAAAAACTGAGATCATTGTCAAATACGGAAACAAAACAGGTGGACCTATGGCTTCCGATAGCACATCAGACACAGGCGAAGGTTCTTGATTGTGATGCAAGGTTTATTGTTTTAATGTGCGGTCGAAGATGGGGCAAGAGTGTAATCAGTCAGTCATTGGCTATTGAGAATGCACTTGATGGTAAACTTGTGGCATATATTACCCCGACATATGGGTTGGCAAAAATTTTTTACGAAGAAATAGGAAACAAGTTAGATGCTGTTATTGCATCCGGTAACAAGTCAGATTTAGTCTTTAACTTTTTTTCAGGTGGATCAATCAGGTTCTTTACAGGTGAAAGACTTGACAATTTAAGAGGTCAGAAATTCCACATGGCAATCATTGATGAGGCATCCTACATTCCGAACCTTGAACATGGTTGGCTGAATGCGATCAGACCTACATTAACAGACTTCAGAGGAAGGGCAATATTTCTGTCAACCCCAAAAGGGCAGAATTACTTTTATTCCCTGTACATGAAGTCAGGAGAAAAGGGGTGGCAAAGTTTTAAGTTTACAACATATGACAACCCACACATATCCCCCGATGAAATAGATGATGCAAGAACCCAACTGCCACCGGCTGTATTTGAGCAGGAATACATGGCGAACCCAATGGAAAACGCATCGAATCCATTTGGCAGTCAGTTCATCAAGCAATGCACAAAACCAATGAGTGCCTCAGAACCCCTTTATTTTGGCATAGATTTGGCGAAGTCTGTGGATTGGACCGTTATCATTGGTTTGGACCAAAATGGCAACGTTAGCCTTCTAAAGAGGTTTCAGAGGGATTGGGGAAGTACTAAGCAGGAAATACTGAACTTACCAAGAAAACCAATTGTAATTGACTCCACCGGTGTTGGCGATCCTATTTACGAAGACCTATTAAGACAAGGAATTAATATTCAAGGGGTTAAGTTTACAAGTCAATCCAAACAGCAGCTGATGATGGGGTTGCAGACAGCAATACAGACAGGCAGGATCGGTTTCCCTGAGGGAATCATCACACAGGAATTAGAAATCTTTGAATACCAATATACTCCGACAGGTGTTAAATACTCTGCACCTTCAGGCTTCCATGATGACTGTGTTATGGCTTTGGCTTTGGCATGGCACAATATGAATTTTAAATCCGGCTCTGGGAAATACAATTTTCTTTAAAAAAAAGTTTAAAAAATATTTGGTTGTATTAAAGAAAGGTTTATATTTGCTGTATAAACAAAACCACTTATTATGACAAAGCAACAACAAATTAAAGATTTAAGAGATCAGTTAGACAGTTTGAATTTAGAAATGCCACAATCATTTTTTGATTTAGATCAAAGAAACAAAACTGCATTTTTAATTACCATGCAGTTGGAGAAATTAGAAAATCCAACAGCGTACAATGAAAACGAAAATCATTGGGAAGGTTACGAATTAAGATTCTAAAACAGGGGCAGCAATGCCCTTTTAAATCATTATTATGAAAAAGGAAAACTTAAATTTAATTTTAGCTTTATTGATCGGTGCAATCATTATTGGTTTACTTCAAGATAATTATTGTTTATGAATCATGGTTCTTTATTTAGTGGCATAGGTGGATTTGATTTAGCAGCGGAATGGATGGGGTGGAATAACATATTTCATTGTGAATGGAATCCATTTGGTCAACAAGTTTTAAAATATCATTTCCCTAATTCAATAAGTTATGCAGACATCACTAAAACAGACTTCTCTATTCACAGAGGAACAATTGACATCCTTACAGGTGGATTCCCTTGTCAGCCATATTCAAATGCAGGGAAAAGACTTGGGAAAGCCGATGAAAGACATCTCTTTCCTGAAATGTTACGAGCAATTAAAGAAATTCAACCAAGATGGATTATTGGCGAAAATGTTCGTGGACTTGTTAGTTGGAATGGAGGGTTGGTATTCCACGAAGTGTACGATGACTTGGAAAGGCAAGGATATGAAGTCCAATCGTATATTATTCCTGCTGCAAGTGTCAACGCACCACATAGAAGGGACAGAGTCTGGATTATTGCCAACTCCGAGTGCATTCGATTGGAATACAGCACAAAGACAGGACAAATACGAACAAAGGAGATTAATGCAAAAAAAGAAAGGAGTGAATCTGCATTATCCTCTAAAACAAATGGTAATGGACATAAATCCAAATGGGAAAACTTCCCAACTGTCTCCCCAATTTGTAATGGAAATGATGGGATTCCCTCACAATTGGACAGAATTACCTTTTCAAAATGGAGAAAAGAAACAATTAAAGCAGGAGGAAACGCAATAGTGCCACAAGTTGCATTACAGATTTTTAAAGCAATACAACAATTTGAAAATGAAATATAAAGAGAAATGCAAATAATATTTTTATTAGTTTTTAATTCATTTATTCTTGGATTTATAATATCAAGATATATTTATAAAAATAAATAAACAATGAAACTACACAACAAAGATGTCATAATTGACTTGCTCACAAACAAAGAGCATTTAAGGGACAATGATCAGGCATTGATTGCGAATATATGGTGGCGAGAATTAGTCACGCAAGGAAAAGATAAATCAACTGCCTTTGAAATGCTCAAAGTGTTTTCTGAAGGTAAACTATCCAATCCTGAATCAATCAGGAGATCAAGACAAAAGATACAGGAAGAACAACCTGAATTAAGAGGGGAAAGCTACAGGGCAAGACACAGGGAGCAAGATAGTGTTAAGGAACAATTAGGTTATAATTAAAACTTTTGTTATATTTGTAAAAACCACTTATTATGAAAATCGAATTAATCAAAGAGGTCAGCTTTTTAGGAGAGGTAAGTTATTACCTTGAAATTGATGGAAAGTATATTGTAGGTTCAATGACAAGCAAAGAGCAACAGGCGAATGAGTTTTATGAATTTGTGCAGAATAATAAGTCATTGAAGACAAAAGATGTAATTAAACAAACAGAAATATGATCGGTGAACTATTAAGAAAGACAAGACAAGAACAATCATTAACGCAGAAACAATTGGCTGCAAAATCAGGCATCAGCTTTGTTTCAATAAACCGAATTGAAAATGGCAATCCACCAAGATTATCCGTTGTTGAGAAGATTTTTTCAGCTATGGGAAAGCGAATCACAATCAATCTTTCAGACAATACTGAAATACATAGTTAGTGTACTATGGTTTGGATCAGCAGTCATCATATGCTTTCCGATTGTAGTTGTAGCTTTATATTTTATGTTTACAGAATGGTACGATAAAATACATTATTAATGACTTGGCAGGACTTAAACTTATTTCAATATCAGCAACTTGTTAATGCTTTGAAGATTGAAGATGACATTGACAAAACAGTTAAGCTGATCAGCATTGTAACTTCAAAGACAGAGAACGAAGTACTATCAATGTCCATTGCTGATTTTAATAAGGCAAAGGAAAGCCTGAACTTTCTTGCAAACGATATCGAAGGTAAGCCTGTAAAGTACATTGATGTAAACGGAAAACGATACAAGTGCATTTACGATGTCAGGAACATACCTGCTGCAAGGTATATTGAGTCAAAGGTTTATGGTGCTGATCTTGTGACAAACATTCACAAGTTGGCAGCGACAATGGTTATGCCAATGAAAAAGACTCTGTTCGGTTGGAGGCTTGACAAGTACGATGCAAGTAAGCATGAGGAATACGCACAGGATATGTTGGAGGCAAGATTCGTTGATGTTTACCATTCCGCAATTTTTTTTTTAAGTGTATTTCTGAACTTGATAAAATGTTCGGAGGACTTTTTGATTCAGAGCCTGAATCAGATGAAAACCCCTTCGGATCAGACAGAGGCGGTTCAAGATTTCTTGAAATATATGGATGGCACTATACCATATATGAAATTGCCAAACTCCATAATATTACAGCTGAAGTTGCATGGGGAATGAGGGCGATTGAATACCTTAACGCACTTGCATACATGAAAGCAGAACGAGATTTTAAACGTACATTGCAATAGTTTTTTTTCATATAGCGGTTGTTTTACCCTGCCTTTTTAGGTGGGGTTTTTTGTTAGTTATTATCCCTGTTTTCGGACATTTATAAGTATGAGCATCAGCAAAGCACAGGCAAGGGAATTCCTCAATGGCTACCTTCAATCACTTGGTTCTGAATACAAAACAGACCCGATTGTTGGAAAGGCTATTGAATTGCTTTTGTTCAAATATGCTGAGGAATGGAATAAGTCAGTTAAACTAAACTTAACAAAGGCAAAGGCTATTGCATCCGGTGAATTATACGATGTATCTGTACCTATTGTAAGGCAAACAGAAACAGGGTATGTGGTTGAATTCGGTTACCCAATCAATTCAAAGGCTGCAAAGTATTATGACTTCGTAAATAAGGGTGTTAAGGGTACACAGAATAAAAAATCAAATGAAGGTGTTTATGTTTTTAAAAGTCCATTCCCGAACAGGAAAATGGCTGCAAGTATTTACACTTGGTTGAATAGTGCAAGAAAGTCTGTAAGGAGTGTTCAGCAACCTACAACACCAATAGAAAAGAAAAGAACAAGATTAAAGAAAATGCTAACCGATGCAGATAATAAAAAAAGGTTAGCCTATGCAATATCAAGCAAAATTAAAAGGGATGGTTTAAGAGCTACCTATTATATTGACAAAGCAATGAAGACTGTATTCAATCAGGACTTTCAAGCAGCGGTAGGTCAGGCACTTGACACAGAAATAACAATACAAATCAGAGCAATAAATGGCAGCAGTAATAAGCGA